GCTGTTCCCAGCTGTGATGCGCCTCCCCACCACCCAGCCGTTTGCCCCACTCCATAAAGCTGCGCAGCGTTCATAGCAGCCGAGCCGTAGCCCATCACGCCGCCCTGCTTAATACCGTTGTATATTCCGAAAGCGTTGCCCGCGGCACCAAGGTATGTTCCCGCCATACCCGTATATTCTTGACCGCCTGTGAATTTCTGGTAAGCGTTATACGCGCCAAGCCCTGCGCCGCCCATCTGGACCGCACCAGAAACCTTATTGCCTCCCGTTATCTGCTGGTACCCCGCATAGAGACCAAAGGCTGCTGCCGCTCCTCCTAATACCGCGCCCGTTTGTTGCTCACTCAGACCAATATAAGAACCAAAGTCCTTCGCTAATCCTCCGAGTGAGTTGTTTCCTGTACCGCTATTTCCGCCTAGGTTGAAGCCTCCTGTGTTACCGCCAGCGTTGTTCCCCCCGAAACCGCTATTGTTAAAGTAGTTTCCTATACTGAAACCACTAAAGTCTAGGGTGCCTCCGTTGAAGAACGAGCGAAGTAATTGAATTAAACCAGAGGCTAAGAAATCCTTAACCATCCTCTTCCAGAGGTCCTTAAAGAAATCCTCTACGCTCTCACCATCAACGATCGTGTCTATCAGTCCCTTGCTGAAACCTTCGATAGCAGAGTTGAGTTTTTCGATACCCTCTCTCTGGGCAATGAACTCCGCTTGCTGAGCTACTAGTGCAGGGTACTTCGTCTCTAGTTCCGCGATACTAATGCCGTACTTATCAGCAACGTCCTTAAGAGTCTTGTAAACCTCCGCTGCAACAGCTCCCTCACTAGCGGATATTCTTTGTATTTTTAGCTGGTTCTGCTGGTCTATGTTAAGCTCTTTCAGAGCCTTCCCCGCGAGCTCCGTAGCCGCTCCGCTGGAGCGCATTGCTCCCTCAACCTGAGCCTGTGTTAAGCGTAGAGCCTTGAGTGCTTTCTCATACTGAGCGACGTCGATCTCTCCCGACTTATACTTACCGCTTAGCTCCTCTACAGCCTTCTCTACATCCTCAGTGGCTCCAGTGTGCTTAGCGAGTTCTGTGCGCAGCGCCTTTAACTTAACACTATAAACACTTACTTCCTTACCAGAAGCTTTGTGAGCTGCGTCGAGTAAAGCAATCTCTTTTCGAAGATCGGCTTCCTTTTTCTCCAGCTCCTCTGTTACAGAGAGCTCTACCTTTTTCTTCTTAGAGCTCTGATCTATTTTCTTGTTGAGCTCCTCTATATCGTTGGCGAGTGCCTTCTTGCCGTCCGCCCCGATCTTATCCATCGCGACAGAATCTTTCTGGAGCGCGAGTAACCCTTCTCGTTGAGTACGGAGCTTCGCTATCTCACCCGCTTCCGCGATGTAGAGGGACACTAGTTCCTCTGTTGACGCAGTGTCCCCCTCACTCGCTTTACGCTTCCGTTCCTGCACAGCTGAGAGATTTTCATAGGCTGCTAAAACAGCATCCGAAGCAATCTTTAGGTCCTTACTGGCTTTTAGCTCCCCGTAAATAGCGTGGTTGTTCTCGAAGCGGGCTTCTGTTTCGGCAAGTTTTTTCTCCGCAAGTTGTGCCGTTGCTATCGCTTCTTGGACCGCCGCCTCCGCTCCCGCCTCCGTTTGAAGGATCGCTGCTGCGACAAGCTTCTCCTTCTCGGTCAGCAACTTCAGCTCCTGTAAAGAAGCCTCCGATTGGAGATCGTCTAGCTCGATGCGCTTGATTCTGTTCTGAATCAGTTCCTGCTCTTGGAGCAGTGTCTGGTAGCTTTGCTCGGTCAGCGCTTTCTCAGCGGCGGCGAGTTTATTTAACGACTCTGTGGTGAGGTCTATGTTGTCTACCCCATCACCAAAAACATCAAACATGTACGCCGCCTGTACCGCGAGCATAACAAGTCCTAGTGGTCCACCTAGGAACGCCATTACCCCCTTAAGGCGTGTCATCGCAGCGCTAACGAAACCAGTGGTTGCTGCTAGTGTTCGGTTAGTTGCCGCCTGCGCTGCTTGTGCCGCAGTGAGCGCTCCCGTAGCGGCTGTTAGAGAGGCTCTGTTAGCGGTCGCCTGCTTCTCTAAAACGGTTAGTCGAGCTGTTTGGGTAGCTACCGCAGCTTCTGTCTTAGCCCTTGTTAGGTTAACCTCGATCTGACGTATCTTTACCGCCAGTGATTCGCCTTCGGCAACTAGGCTCGCCCTTACAGCAGCGGTTCTTCGAACCATCGTGGCTTGCTCCGCCACCATCGCTTTCTGGTTCTCTAGTGTTGCTGCTTTCTGTGCTCTGGTAGCCGCAATATTGGAGGCGATACTTTTCCCCCAACTATCCATAGTCTTAGCGACCTTTATTGAAACCAGCCCGATAAAAGCCTGCCCCAAAAGATCCGCGTTTTCCGTCAGAGCACCTATAATAGACACAACCTTATCGGTAGCCCCGTACTCCTTATTGATGCTTTGGATGCCTGTGATAACAACGTTCTGTGCGCGTTGTAAAGCATCGCCAACCGTAACAGGGATCTGCTCGAACTGTCTGCGGATCTCTGGAGCGGATTTGGCGAGAGCTGACATTATCAGCTCGGTGGTTAGCTTACCCTCGATAGACATAGCACGGAGCTCTGCCTGTGTCTTGTTGGCACCCTTAGCGATCGCGTCCATAAGACCAACCGCGTTCTCAGATAGAGAACGGAATTCGTCGCCGCGAAGCAAACCAGATGAAAGCGCTTGGCTTAACTGGAGAAGGGAAGAAGAGGTTTCTTTGGCGGAGGCACCACCAATTTTTAGAGACTTGGACACAAGCTCTGTGATTTCCGAGAGCTGCAATGAGCCCGTCGTGACGTCCCCTAATCGTTGCTTTAAGCGAACGTAAAAGGAGGTAGTGGCCTCGATCGAGGCGCGAGAATCTTGGGAGACAGCGAGTAGCTCTCTCTGAGTTGCGACCAGATCAGCGTTACCGCTGGAGACTAGTCTTAAACGACCCTCTAATAGGGTCATTGAATCGGCGGCACGTATAGCCTCTCTTGCTAAGAGACCAATGGAGATACCCCCAAACGCTTTAGCAAAAGCGCTGGAGGCATTCGTACCCACCTGCATCGAACGATTATATCTATCTAAGGACTTTTGCCCCTTTCTAGATGATTCGTCAAGCCTTTTGATTGCTGCGGTAGATCCATCTGCCGCTCGCACCATACTTGCGTTTTCCCCCGTTAATCGAAGGAGGTGCTCGTATACTGTTCTACTCATGGCTTGCTCTTATATATTCGTTTTCGATTACCTGTATGTCCTCCATAATTTCTTTACGAAGTTTTTTAACAGGGTAAAAAGCTTTTAGGTAAGCTAACACCGCGCTATAATCTAGTCCCGTAGGAACCGTCCTCTTGGTCCCAGATACATAGCGCATTTGTGTCATTACCTGCTTGAACGCCATAAAGGATTCAAGGTTTTCCTCATATAGTTCGAAATCCGTGAGGGCCTTTCGATCCGTTTGCTGAGCACGATAAGTTTCCTCATCCGCACCCATAAATACCGCTTCCTCGAGTTCGTCGTCCAGTTCCTTCTCTCGGGCTCGGTTAACAGCGGCTCCGCAGAGGAAGCGTGCCGCCCCTGCTAGTTTTTTAAGCGTTCACCAGTAGCACTCCAGAAAGCCGCATCAAATGCGCGGTAATATGCTGGGTGATCCATGAACTGTTTTAAAATAGCTCTACTAAAAGGAACCTCTTTATCATCAGCATCGTAATACTCTTTCCAACCAACGACACCATCCATAATGAACTTCTGTCCCTCCACACCGAGCTTCTCAATATCTTTATTGATCTCCATTCTAGCCTTCTGATCGGAAGCCAGTATTTTCTTCTGCTCCAGATCTCTTGCCCGAACCGATAGCTCCTGTGTATCTCGAACAACTTCTTCCAAGCGTTTCCGATCCACACGTTTAAAGGTTACAGTGAACTCCACGGTCTTATCTTCCGCGAGCTCAACCGTGACAGGAACATTTACATGCTCCTCAAATCCACGTAATTTAAATTTTGACATAACAACACCGTTTACCGTTTGACCGTGAAATAAGGATGTGGGAGGAGTGTCACGGTCAACAACACTCCCCCCACTCTACACTACTTACGCGGCGTAGAAACCAAAATCAATCGTGTCATCTTGAACTTCAATCTGACCCTGAAGACCAACATTACCATCCTCTAGAGCGACCTCAGAGAGACCCATCAATTTGCCAGTTGCGTTCAACTTGAAGATATGCCCAACACGATTATCCATGCTCAATACAAGATCATAGAAGTTCTGTTGGATGTGATCCTCTGCCCACTCAAAAGGATTAGCTACACCATCAAAATCAAGTTGCTTGAAGGTAATATCGATTAAGATCTTCTCTTCTTGCAGACTAATATCGGCGCAGTTAGGCTTATCGATCGGAACAACCGACCAACCAAGATTAGGTATGTTGAAAGAGTGTACGCAGAGCGTCTCACTATTAAAGGTCAGAGTATTAAATGATCCGTTAGTGAACGTTACTGGGCTAGCTGTGATAGCTGGAACAGTGGTTCCTAAAGGAGTAGAGGCAACCTCTACAGGTCGCTCATAAACACCCGTCATGTCCGTAACAACGAACTTAGGGCGATCATCACTCAGACTAATACCCAGTTGTCCGCGAGCATTGTATGTGTCGTAGCGGTAAACCTTGTAATCTCCCACACCGTTAGTAGCTACTCGTCGAACCATGCCGAGGCTAGCCATATCGATGTTAGATCGATCCGAAGGTGTGAACACCGCTTCGCCCGTAGCGAGAGCCATATCGTAGCCACAAGCTCGGATAACGTCAGCTGCAGGTGGATCATTAATCTCACCCGCGCCAGCATCGCCGCCACCAATAAGATCCATTTCAAAACTGAACTTATTGTATTGGGTAGTGTGCTTGGTTAGTGCGTTACGACCAGAGCCGCCGTCATAATCGATAGTAACTGTCTCACCATCATAGATGGTCGCTTCGAGATTAGAGGTACGGATAATGTCCGTCGCATCAAAGGTCTCTTTGACGTCAACAGCTGCTTGGTTTTCGAAGTACAGTGCCTTCGACTTATCATTTATATTGGTTGTCATTACTTACCTCTTTTAGTAGTGGCTGACTTGGTTTTTTGAGAGGCGTCTTCAGACAACTCTGATTTATTCTCGGAGACCTTTGCTTCCACAACTGGTTCCTCGATCTTGGTGGCTGCAACGATATCAAAACCGCACTCTTCGCAACCTAGGGTGCTCTCTTTAACAAGTACCCCCTTTTTGTTTCTATAAATTTTTGGCATTAACAGCCTCCTAGTGAATAAGTTTTATAGACCTCAACCCAGTGATAGGTTGATCCCCTTACTGTGACGATATCCCCCGATACGTAAACCATCGCGTGGTTAGGGATATCCGTCTGCTCTGGGTTGGGACGAATCCCACTAGCCCGAACAACCTTGTTTAGGTGTTTTCGTGCGTGGAACAAATCCCCCACCTTGCAGAAAATTATAAACGCTACATTGTCCTCGCTCGCTTGCTCCTCAGTACCGTCATACACCGTCATACCTCTCGGTACGGAAGAAACGGGCTGCATATAACAGGCTGGCAGGTCTCTCATGACCGACTCCGCGGGCTCCTGAAAAGTAGCTAGATCGAAGACCTTGAAGTACTCCTCCATGTCCGCCCGAATCTCTTCTGCAAAGCTATAGTTATCTAACACTAGGTTAACCCCAACCGTCTTCTAAAATGATAATCAAAACGACTATCGTAGTGTGCCTGTATATCCTTCTGAAGGACCCCTCCTCCCGATAAAGAACGAACCATTTCTGGTACCGCTATCGTTCTGAGAACCTTGATCTTAACCTTCCTTCCAGCGTACTTCGGAGAGGCTGCTTCGGCTGCGCTCAAGCGCTTCCAAATTAGCTCATCCGTTCCTCTTCCGAGTAGTCTAAAACCACCCTTAACAACCTTCGTGCCACCCGTCTTCTTAATCTTAACCCGAGGGCTTGACTTGGCGGCGGTCCCGAACCTACCTAGGTTCGGTCGGTTATCTTTATAAACAAGATCTACTTGTTCTTTTGTCCCGTAGCTTCTAGCCAAGAAGGATTTCTCCCTAACCTTAGCTGCCGAAACATTATATACTTTACGGACCTCTTTACTTACAGCTGTCCTAGTCTTATTGCCAGTGTCTCTCAAGGCGCGTCGACTAACGTCGCTCACATTCTTAGCGCCATACAACTGCACCAATTTCTTTGTGTCGTCTGCCCTGAACTGAAACATTACGTTGGCTCTACCTCGATGGTTCGAATATACCCATCGTCCATCACCTCTCTTCCCAGTGTGTAATCCTTGCCTGTTTCTAAACAAGTGATTCTGGATCTAGAGGTATCATGTTGGGGAAGCTCCTCTGTCAGTACCTGTACCATATCAGATTGATAAATCATTTCTTGGTACTCTCCATCAAGAGTAATCGACACCTGCGTAGTTATACGAACAGGTGTCTCCTCCCCATCACGATCAATGTACACGCCCTGAGTGCTATGTTGCCTAAAGACACTTCTAGCTACCCTTCTCTCACGGCGTGCCATTATTTACTACCAAGCCGCAACTACAGCAGCGTTCTGACCACCACGGACAACCGCGTTAGGACGAGTATTTAGAACCAACGGGTTGCTCTGCGTCTCGATAGTGATACCCTTGTCGAAAGGCATCGGCTCAGACTTAGAGTAAAAATCAATACCCATAGTGTTCGCAGCTTCCATGTAGTCCGCTGGCGCATAGCGCTCAATGAACATACCCTGAACGCCCTCTGGGAAACCCCAAGCTTCGTCCGCCTCGATAGTAACGCCTTCACCACCACGATACTCTTCGAACGTAATGCCCGCATAAGTAAAGCCGTTACGAAGATCATCGCGCTGCATAGAGGACTCGTTAAAACGATTCCAAGAAGCTACGACCAATGGGTGAGAGGTGAACGCATCGAAGAAATCAGCGCCACAAAGAACCCGAAGACCTCTGTAACCGACCTTACCTAGCTTAGACTCAACCAAGCGCTTGAAAGCCATACATTGGTTACGAATGTCTGTGGCGTCCGTATCAAGATCCCAGTCAAACTGAGTCTCGGTAGTACCCATAGCATTATGGATATCCAAGATAACAGAAGAGCCGTCCGCGTCGAGCAACGTACCCTTAATGGCGCCTAAACGAAGGTTCTCCATTGTTAGGTTGATGTTACTTACGTGATCCATCAACAGCTCATCGATCTTAGCCTGAAGAGCTGCGTTTGATGGACCGCCTTCCTCACCGAACAAACGGATATCTTGAAGCTGTGCTGCAAGAATATTCGAACGCTGTGGTAAGTGGATCGTGCTGAAAGGACGAGACTCGTACTTAGTGCCTACAACAGTAGTAGGCGTTGAACCGCGAGCTTGCGAGGGTACTAAACGAACCGCATCCTGCGCAATGTCGATAGAGACAGTAGTGGTATCAATACCACGGGCCTCAAATAAATTGAGCTCCGACAATCGAGTCGGAACATACGTTTGCTTCTTGATAGCAAGCGTAAGTGAACGCATGCTAAAAGCATCATTATTAAAAATGTCTGGTTGTGCCATTAGATTTTCTCCTTGTTAAACTACTTTGATGCCCTGCGCTTCAAGGCGCACGGTAGCAGCTGTTATCTTGCCCGCATCAAATCCTGATGGGAATGTTAGTCTGCCGAGGGCTACCTCAGCATCCTTATCGATCACAGCAACTTGGACCAAAGTCTCGCCCTGTGGGATAGTTGTGTAGAGCACGCCAACTGGGTCCGTATCTAAATCCACAACAGCCTTCCACTCGCCCGCTGTTAATTGTACGACAGTGCCGCTAACTACTTTCGCAGCTGGTGCGTCGAATGCCGCCTCTGGAGCGCCTTCCGTAAAGGAACGCTTTCCGTTCGCAAGTGATACAACAAACTCACCCTCATGATTACTTTCTGTTAGAACAGTCATTTATTTTCTCCGTCCGATTACTTGTTAGTTTTGTTTTGGAAGCTGTACAAAAGAGCTGTCTCTTGTGCGGCAGTCATTCCAGTGTCAGCATTCTTTTTGTCCGCTTCCGCTTCCTCTGAAATAGCTGTACTGATATCAGCTTCCTCTTTCAAGGAATTGATGATAGCGCCCGCTAGTTCCGCTGGATCAGCAAAATGCGCAGAGATAGCGGCTACTTGTGCAGCATCCATCCCAGCGGCAGTAAGCTTATCGCTCAACTTACCTAACGTGTCTAAGGAAGCCTTTACGGTATCCTCACTAGCGCCCTGCTTAATGAAGTAGCCCGCGAGGTGACTCGCTGATTTTTCTTCACATAGGTTCACGATAGCCATTGCATCGAACGCCTTGCTTGTTTGTATGGGAGCGTCTTCAGCTGCGTTCGCGCCAGTAATAGCGGTATTAGCGGCTTGGTCGCCCTGATTAGTTTTCTTAGTCATAGTTGTAATAACCTCGTTAAATGACATAATTTCGTCAGCCAAGCCAAGCTCAACTGCTCTCGCTCCAGTGTACACCTGCGCCTCTGTGTCCATCACAGTCTGCGTAGGTAGTCCACGGTTTGTTGCAACCAGCTCAACGAACATTGATCTCGTTTCGTCAATCCTAGTCTGTATCGAGGCTCTCACCTCGTCGGACAATGCTTCGAACGGATTAGCATCAACCTTGTGCTTTCCTGCATGAAGGAGAGTTACCTTAACTCCCTCATTAGCCAATTTCTCGGACATATCTTGGTGAGCTACTACCACACCAATAGAACCTACTACCCCCGTTCGGGGCATATAGATCGTCTCCGCGGAGCACGCTATAGCGTACGCTGCTGAGCAAGCTGTCTCTCCCACATAAGCGGCGATAGGCTTCTCGTCTCTAGAGACCGCGATAAGATCGCAGAGCTCAAATAAACCAGCAACCTCTCCTCCGCTTGAATCGATATCTAATACAATCGACTCTACTCTTGGATCGTTCAGTGCGCTCGAGAATAATCCGAGTATCCCATTGTATCCTTGCATACCCGAGATACTGGGTATCTGACTGCCCTTATTAACCAGAGTCCCGCTGATAGGGATAACACCCACACCTTCGTGTACCGTGTAACTCTCCGCTCTTGATCTTTTCGGAGCACCGTGCATTGCTTCCATAGGAGTCAATTCGGTTCCATCAGATAGAGCGATTGTTTCTAGATTATAATCTGGTTGTTTCGCCGCAAAAGCTGCGACGAACGTTGCTAGGTATCCCTGCTCAACCAACAAAGGGGTGTTAAAGATCCGCCCCGCTAAATTAAGGTTCTTCATTTATTTCTCCTCGTCCTCTTCGGCGGGTTCTTTCTCCTCTACAAGGAGATCGTTCTCGCTCATCAATTGTTTTTTACGAGTGGCGTGAGCTATGTTAGCCTCGAGTACTTTCGAAGAATCGCAATTAAGCTTTCGAGCTTCTTTCTCGTGAGTACTTAGGTCCGCCCCTATTCTTGCTACAGCTGCCTGAGCATCCTGTAAAGGATGTACATAAGCCCAACCCTGCGGGCGCCAGTCTGTGGCTAGATATTCTTTTTTCTTGTTCGCGTAATCTGGAAGACTGATAGCTCCACTAAACACCGCCTCATCCAACCACCATTCAGCGATCTTCTCAAGAACCTGTTGTATTAAATAAATCTCTTGGACTGCCTCAATCTCTCTCTGGAAGTCATTAAGTATCGCTCTTAAAATACGATCATTAACGCTCTTCCAATCACCCGTAACGAGCTCATAAGGGACACCGAAAGATGCAGAGATAGCCATAAGCTGCTGTCTCATATAGTCCGCGTAGAACTCTCCTCCCGACTCACCATCAAATAGGTTCAGGTTCTCACCATCACCTAACTGGGTTATTGATCCCGCCTGAAAAGACACCGATGGTAAGGGCTCATCCCCCATATCAAATGGTATTCCTGTTAAAGGATCTATCTGTACTCCAGTCGCTGGGTCGTATCTCGCTTCGCGCTCAATGGTACCCGTGAAGGATGCTTTGTTTTTCTTGCGCTCCAACTCATAATCATCATACGCTTCGAGGTTAGAGTTCTTGAATATACCCGAAGAAAACACGGGTAACGCTCTAAGCTGACCTGCTCGCAAGGGTATGTAGTGATGGATAACATCCTTCGCTAATATCCTTACTCTCTGGGTACCCTCACTAGTGAAGGTACCAAATGTTCTGTCCGAGGGATGCTTCTTAAAGAAGTGGTAAGCTATCCTCTCGCCGCTAGTATTCATTTCTATACTAGATATAATCTGGTTGCCGTTATTAAGAGTTCTGTTGAACGTTGGGTCCAACATGTCTGACTCAAGTAACTGGCACTGCATAGGAACAGCCATTCCTTTATAAGCGGGTCTTCTGCGACGTCTTATAAAGATCTCCCCTACCTCATTTCTGCCCCGACTTATTAGTCTCTGTGCAGCGTACAAGTGCCCCACATGTTCCGCGAACATAGTAGGTATGCTTTCCTTCCACAAGCTGTTAAGCTCGTCCCGAAGGTTCTCGTCCTCATTCTCAAACGTACAAGTTATACCTGTGCCGATCTCGTGCTTAACTAGGGACCGTAATCCGTTGCTAATATAAGGACCATTTCGAACCGCGTCTCTAGCTCTATCCTGAGATAGTCGAAGCTCAGGGCTAACCGCCGAGTTCGGGCCCGCTGGCTTGCCTGCCATTACTGCAGAGCGTGTTCCTCTACTAGCTGATACGTTATGCGTGCTACGAGAGTTCTGCTTGGGGGTCTCCTCAACAGCTGCTTCTGCAGAGCGTCCGAGAATATAATCCGCTATAACACCCATCCTTATAACCCCGAGCTGATGTTAAGTCTAAAGGACTGCACGCGACTCTTAGATGGAGAATCCTTACTCTGTAGAGAAGCAATAATTCTCTGCTCAATACGAAGCATTTCATCCAGATCTCTATACTCTACATACCGATCCTGATGCTTTGACTTAAGTTCACCAGCAGCTATTGCCTCTTGGAGATACCTTAAATCCGACTCAGTATAATTATCTACCTGCATTATGTACCCTCCTATAAGGTCGCGCCTTCACACTTCGCCTAACTCCAGCGGAGACTACGTTACTGTTTTTTTCCATGTCCGCCGCCCATAAGGGAGGTCTGTTCCACGAAATACTATGTCCGCCGAGTTGGTGCCAAGCGGCTAGTGCATAAACGAATAAATCCAGTGACTCGTTTGCCTTGCCTCTTATCTGTACCCAACCCTTCGCTTCTCGAATCTCCGCGTTAAGCAGCTCTTCGTAGTGTCTGTCTTTGAAATACTTGGGGAACTGTACGAACCCCCAACCATCGAAATCTCTGTCCAACTGACCAGCAATGTCGTCCTTAAAACGATCCGTATTGATCATCAGAACTGGCACATCGCCCTTACTGGAAACGTTCCTCTGTCCAGTTTGCTTTCGGGAATCAGGCCAGCTTAGAATTACCTTGTCCTGATTCTCTTTAATATTCTTCTTAACGCTGTCCCCGCCCATACCTCTGACCAGAAAACACTTTCTTTTCAAGGACATAGGGAGCTTTCTGTACCAGCTAAGAGCGTTATCATAAACACCCGCTTCGCCGCCACAATCCACAACTAGGAAGTGATTCATCAACTCCTTGCCGTCCTTAAGTTTATAAGTAGCGTTGATCTTTGCGTCTAGCAGGGACCAATCCTCTTCGTAAACCGCGGGCTGTATTCTGTCCGTCTTGCCTTCTCGATCGGTCTCGGTCAGGGTGTACCTATCAAGGTACCACGCCCTGTTTTCTGTTCCCATCCCGAACATACCAAACTCGAATCTAGATCCCTTACCACCCTGTACATCGACAGCTGTGATCAGGGTCCTAACTCCGTCTGGAACAGTGAACCTCTCTATATCCAAGGCACGTTCCTTAAGCAGCGCGAAATCCGTAGATTGTGATCTTCTAGATTTCGGTACATAAGGGTGAACGAACTCTTGGTTGTAAACGTTCTTAAGCGAGTCTTCGTCGCCCGTTCTTTCGTACTGATCCTCTGCTCTGGCGTAGGTTAACCCTATGTCAAACCAGCTATTAAAACTTGCGAACCATCCAGCGCACCAGAAGCTTGCTCTCTTAGAGACTCTTCCTTCTCCGTGCTTAACACCCTCCGAATCAATCGTCTGCCCTTCCTTTAACCAAGTTCCTGTTAAACGAAAAGCCTTCTCTTGGTCACGGGTTATGTGTTCTCCGCACAACGCGCATATCAAAGCTATTCCTGCCGCACGCTCCTCTACTGATTCATGAGGGGGTAAGTACATCGACTCATCTGGATCAGGGCTCGGTCTAAAGTACTCCTCGCAATGAGGGCACTTAGCGTAAACCATTCTACGGTCTCCCGTATTGTACAAACCAAGGATACCCTTGGTTGGTGGTGCCTCGTGAGGTCTATCCTCGGAGGGCTTCCATGTAGGATCATCAACCTCCTTAGAAGGCGTGCTCTCTACTGCGCACATGGCTTTACTCATGTACGTGGTCGTACGTTTCTGCATCTGATCGAAACCAGATCCTTCTCCGCCGATATCATCAGGCCACCGATCGTAATCGGTTCCTAGCATAAAGCCAATAGGCTTGCCCGCTAGCTGATTCTTACTGGGCCAACCAACGTTAAGTAGCTGCCCCGTCTTAAACTTCTTCCGCCATGTTGTATCTGCTGATCTACCAGCAAGTAACAGGCTCTTTAATTTGTCGGAGTTTGCAATCATCCGATCAAGGCGCCTTACAGAGAAATCCCCTGCGGAAGCCATATCTTTTTCAATGATCATCGCATCCATTGGATCCGCTATGATCTTGTGTGCGGCTCCATTAAGGATCACCGATTGAGTCTTACCGTTCTGTACACCCGCCGCTAGAATCACGCTATCGTAAAACCTAGAGGTCAAGGCGTCCGCTGGTTCCCTCATCAAGGGAGCTAGTCTAGAATTGTAATAACCTGTGTACGCCTCATCCTTAAGATAAACGTACTCTTCAGCACACTCTGTAACTGTTAATCTCTTCGGAGGACGTATTACGTCGACCGTTCTGGCTAGGGTTGCCCTAGCTGTGGCGAAGCTATTAATCACCCTGAACTTCCTCCGACACTTCCTCCCCATCGGGATCAAGGAAGTGCTGAAGGTTATGTGCCAAAGATTGTCTTGCGTCATCTACCGATGCAAGGAACACCTTTAACTGATCAGGCTGTAACCCAACCTCATGCTCTACTCTGTCTGGAAGCGTATCTAGTGCGAACACTAACATCTTAAATGCTTCCGCTACTACGTCCCGTACTTCTTCCGCGGGTATCAATTCCCCGCAATGCTTCTCGTACGCGAGGCGCTTGTTCTCTGCGTCGTACCAATCCTTACGGTCCTTAGGATCCATCTTATCTGGATCATTCTCTATTCCCCCAGCGTCTGCTCCCTTGACCTTCCAAGAGGGCATAACGGATAGTGCTATAGCGACTGTCTTAAACGAGTACTCTTCCCGCTTCGCAGACTTTTTGTCTGGAGCGTATCCTACAAGATACTTGATTAATGTTCGTCTATCTACTCCAGTTAGCTGGGCTAACCTGTTGAC